CGCGTAACAACAAATATACCAGTTTAATTCCCCGTACAACAAGTGAACCAATGAAAAACACTCAATCTTTCGGTCAAAAAGACAAAAACAAATTTTCTAAAAATTTTTCCTCCAAACCAAATCGCTTCGACAGCAAAAAACAATACCCGAACCCCAAGAACGTTCAATTCAAAAATGAAGTTACAGTCCAACCATATGAAGTTTCTACCCCAATGAAACCCACATATAAAAAGAAAACACCTCATGTACAAATTGAAGTTCAAGGAAAGGCTCCGGTCGTTGATATGCCCAAGAACGACGATGGCGATGAAAAATTGCCCCCAGTAAAAGTCCACGTTAAAGAAACGCTTTTATTGGGTACAATCCAGAAACACTATACTCTCAGCAAGGCTGCACTCCAATGGATCTCCGAGAAGATCCCTGAGAAAGAATATGTGACTGGAGACGTGTGGCATCCGCACCCCGTTGCAGCAATCGAAAGATTTGAGGCAACTGACTGGGTCATCAAAGAGTTCATCATGAAAGGCGCTAAAAAGCCCTCAGTGGTGGATATTGGTGGCAAGCCGGGGTTAGGATGGAACTATCCACGCATTACACTACACTGTGTGAATCCTTTATTGGCACCAGGTGATTACAATCGTTTTCATCAATATAAGACCAAGCTAACCATGCAAAAAAAGAAGATTCTATCAGTTTGCCACCACAAGTGGGCCGAATGTGCTTGTTCGAAAGAGCAAGGCATATTATCTGGTGCATCTTATGAAGAATCTCTTCCTGATTTTTCCATGAGTGTGCATTCCATATACTACCTTTCAAGACAGGAGATCACGAAAGCAGTTATGGCTACAAAACAGAGATCACATTTGGCAGTGTTACATATTTTCCCAAAATCAGCAGGGTTGATCTGCAATGATGAGTTGTATTACGACACAACTTTGGAGGGGGATATTTATATGCAAGATAAACACACCGGCAACACCGATTATACTCATCCAAATATGGATTGGCTCCTCATGGAACAAAGTTTCCCTGGGGTTTATGAAAATAAGCCAGTTCACATTTCATGGGTAAAAATCCGTGCAGTGGGGGACACTCACGTGTTCCGTTTCTTTGAGGTGGAAGGACCCCTCAAATCAATCAAGAAACCAATGTTCACTGGAATCACCATGGATCATTTAGTGAATGTGAATTCCGGAATCTTTATCAAACCAACATTTGGTCATTCTCGTTATATTAACCTCGATAGTAGGATTTGTAACAAGTTGGCATCAACTATGGTTGGCAAGAAGAGAAACTGGGATACCATATCCACTTTAACCACACGAACATTGTCAGAATTGAACAAGAAAGACATTTCTAACCCAGTAGATTTACTACTTTATCGGGAGTACATGGCTTGGCGATACCTTGATGTTGAAACATCAACGTTGAACCAAACTGCCTACAATGGCACACCATGGAACGATTTAGAATCAAAACGACGGGTACACGAGATGGCATTAGACTATCAAATCATCCCTCGGCTTGGTTTGTGGAACTTCTTGTACGATCATGTCAAGTTTTCTATGATTGTAGTTCTCGCGATAGTAATATCCGCACCATTGTTATCTGTAACATGGCCATTTTTGATCATCTTCTTATGTTGGTGGTGTTATACAAATTGGCTGGAAGTTGGACCAAAACTCACTGCTTATGCACAGGGATGGTTCATGCATGATAAACAAAACTTTCAAAATGACAAGGTCACCCCAATGGAGAAATCCATGGAGGTTGTCATTGAGGGAGTCAAGGTGATTGAAAGTTTATTACCAAAAATCGAATTGCCTGAACTAAGATCTCTATCAGAAATCATCAAAAACCGCAAGCCTTCAACAGCTACCACCAGAGTCATGTTAGATGATTTTGAAGATGATGATGATGAAGAGCAGATGGAAGCTGAATTTAGAGAGATCAAAGAGGAGGTCGATACAGCCCTAAATGTATCAAAATCCAAGGTTGATGAGCCAACCAATCCTACAGAGGAAATAATCGAACTACATGAACCAACAGAGACACAGGTTCATAAATTCCTTATTCCTGTAAAGGACATTGACGGAAGTTTTTCCACTAGAACGTCTGACACCATAGTCCCAGTAAGTGAAGTCGTTAAGACTTCATTTATTGGTGAGGTGTTCACGAATTTCTTTGAAAAGAACCCTAGTTTCACAGTTAAAGATGGAGAGGTAGTAGACCCTCATCAAGGCAAAGTGATTCCAGTCAATGAAGTGATCAGCACTTACCAAGACGAATTCAGAGGACTGAATGTTAACATAGACACTGAGGATGACCAACCCGTTTTATTCCCTCAGCTGACATGTGACGACGAAAGATTCCCTGACCCAACCGATCTTGTCACTAAGACTGATCCCTAAGGCTAAGCTCATAACCTACCACTCATCCAGCCCAATCAAACAGCGATATTTCTACGGTGTTGGTATCATTTCAATGCAATATATTCCCATTGTCCACGCTAATAATGCGACAAACCTCAAGAAAGGTGTTCTTAAGAGAGTTCTGATAACAAAGACTTTCCAACACAATCCAGAGGCTATGGCAATGTTTGAACAATACGCAGTAAGGCTCCACGAGCATGTGTTTTTTGATTCAACAACGGACAAAAATTTGAAAGTGATCCATAAAATGAAATTCGCCGATTGGCTGAAGGATTTTCCTCTACCCAAGAGGGGAAAATTGACGAAGGGCCTCTCCGACTATAAAGAAGTTGGCATTTCTCCAGAGGAGATGGTCAAATGGAAAGTTCACGTGAAAACTGAACTCCTAAACTTGGTATCACCATTCGGACACAAGCTCGGTTGGCCCAGAATTATTTCTGAAGGTCTTCCCAATTGCAACGCTAATATAGGACCTTGGGTAAAGGCGGCCTCCAAGTATTATGCGTGTGTTCTACATGGAAAAACTGTCATCAATACAGATTTTCCGAATTCCCATGGGCTCTTTTACGCAACCGGTTGCAATCTCCAACAATTAGGCGATTGGTTTGCAGAAGTAATAGAGTTCCTAGGTGGTGATGCTGATTTTCTAGAAAACGATGTATCCAAGTGGGATCGTCATTTCCACGAGATGTTCATTCTTTTAGAGAACACTCTACATGCTAAGCATATGTCCAACACAGCGAAAGAAGAGGTTCTTCCTGTCTTGATGTCAATGTTAGAGACGCATGGTCAAGGAGATGGTATTTCATTTAGGGTAGGCGGTACTCGAAAGTCCGGGGCCCAAAATACATCGTGCGGCAATTCTCTGATAAACATTTACATACATGATTTCATTATGCATTTGTTTAATCCAGATTTGAAAAGAGGAAAACACTACTTTATAGCGGTGTTGGGTGACGACTGTCTTATCATATACAAAAAGGGTGTTATTTATGATATTGACAAACTCAAGACCCATTTCAATCTGTGGTTCTCATTGCTTGGCATGAGTTCCAAGGCGAAAACCAGTAGTCACTGGTCAAAAGTTGAATTCTGTTCTTCTTATTTTCTGCCAATAATCAGAGATAGCAAAACGTCCTATGTCCTTGTACCTAAGCTAGGTCGATGGATCATAAAACAAGGCTGGACCGTGTCCCGTCTTGCTTCTATGCATCCACGAAAACAAATGCAAGAGATATATAACTGCTATAAACCTCTAACGGAGTATCCACTCTATAGTCAAATTCTAAGCTACTACAACCAAAATTTGACCGTGGACACTCTACTCAATCCTTTCAAATTGAACTTTGATTTAGATGAAACCCTTCAATGCCACCGGACATTGCTGAACGAATTCACTGAACAAAGATATCAACTCACTTTGGAAGAGATAGAAAAATCGTTGTCTGCCTCCTTGAAGAGGGTGGACCAACTTCCAAAATCAATCTTGTTTGATGAGGTTATGCACAGAGTTATTTGTACTGACAATGACTATGAGCTTGACCAAATTGTTTTGGTCTAAAATGATCTTTATGATCAATACTGTTTTATGCTGTGTAGGCTAGACTGATCTGTGGTTTGATTTCATCCACTGCTGTTCTAAAAAGCGGCTTTGCCACAGTGAAACAGAATCTGTCATTCCGGGAAGTGATTTAACCCCTTGCTATACGCAACAAACTCGAAATTTATCAACTCGAAATGACAAAGACAAAACAAATTCCAACAAAAACCAAGATGACCCAGGACAAAAACCAAAAAAATCAAAAACCCACTAAAAAACACCCACAAAAACCCCTAACATCTTCTAGACCAATCAAGCCTACCTTGGTCAAACTCCAACCCGCTAAACGCGGCAACCAGATGTACATTCGCGAAATGGACATGTCTGGTAACCTGATGTCAGATATCATCGACACAGGACGCACTGTAGCCAACAATATTGGGACCATGATGACGGATCCCTTGGCAGGTGCGCTACAACTCCCCAACTCAATTTTAAAAGTAATTGACACAGGGAAAGAAGTTGTAGGTTCTTTCAACTCATCACGCGGTCCCACTACCCAGGATATCGCGTTGAAAGGACAAATCCCAATCAATCCACGTTCTAGTGAACAGAAAATCCTTGACAAGATTTCTCAAACGCAACCTGTTGTAGTAACTCAAGGAGTCCCTAGTAGTTACAATGCAAAAGTTACCACTAATGCAATGACAACAGAAGAAGTTCGTGTGACGGGCGCATCGGGTAGGGGAAGTGCGAAAGGAGTCCGATGCAGAGGATCCCAAGCACTACACCCTTCTGGAATTGGTTTTTCCGGAGGGGGAGTCCCCGCTTTTGCTGAAGCATTTTCCTGCCGAGTTGCACCGGGCTCATCAGGAATCTTCGGCACTCGCCTCACTGCCATCTCAGGTTTATACCAAAGATGGCGTTTGAATGCACTCACAATCTTCTATGTTCCCACTATGCCTACGGATGTACCGGGAAATGTCGCATTGACTTTCTTAGATGGTACAACCAACAACGCTACTACAGCAACGTTGGATGGTATCTCACAGAGAGAGAGTGTCATCATGTTTAGAGCTAGTGAAACAGGTTCATTGACATTCAGTCACATTCCACGTGATTTATGGATTACTCCATCTGATGTTGATTATGACCCAAAGTTTTACATTCAGGCTATTTTCCAATGTTTTACATATGGTAATTATTTTACAGGATACCCCAACACCGCAGGGCAATTGTTCACAGTCTATGACGTGACATTGTTCTCGGCAGCTGAGTCTCCTCTTGATTATCAAGTTATGTTAAGACGCTCCTTGTTTGACTCATATTTTTGCAGCAACTTCAGAAGCATTGTTCCTTTTATCAAGAATTATCGACCTTTGATAAAAGAAGCTTTTGATGTCATGCATAAAGAGGCATCCAAGGGCACTCTCAGCTTAGTCTGTGACAAGGAAAAGTACAAGGACAGAATGATCTCTGTATTCAAACCCATTAACAAATTCGTCGAGATCGACCCATCCACTTTAGAAGAGCGACAACTTTTAGAGAAGGACAATCTTGACCAGCTTTTGTTAGCTGTCAAATCTCATTTTGCAGATCAAGTCATCCTAAGAACAAGAGTTTCGGACCCGATCCTCATGTTCATCAGAGCAATGTACAATCTTAATAAAGATTATGCTTTGACTTTGGGTGAAGATCCTTTGGACCACATGTCCACGGCATCCATGAGATTCATTGACGCCTACCTTGATTATTTGATTGAGCTCCATTATGGACCAATCAAAGAGTTCCTCAAGGATAGTATAATAGATGATGAAGAATCAACTGACGAAGAGGTGAACTTTGTCAAATTGAAAAAATAACCAAACAAAGGGGGCCACCCAAAAATCC